CAACAAGAGTGTTGTTATCACCCCCAGAAACAATAGCTGCCCCAGCACCTTCTCCAAGGTGTACGTTATCTGTGCCTAGTGTTGATGTAAGAATTGACCCATCAGAATCTATGCGTAGCCTCTCTGTCGGTGCTGCACCATCAGAACCGTCATTAGTCTTGAATATTAAATCGCCTTTTTCATCGTCAGCCGTACCGTCATGGCTACCTTGTATCTCAGCTAATGTACTTTCCTCACCGCCAGACTGTTGACCTTTGAAGATAACCTTACCTTCACGCCCACCATCAGTATCCTCATGGGTGTTATTTATTATGGTAACTTCTGGCGTAGTATCTGTAGCTGTAATGTCTTGAGCATTAGCAACAGTAGTTATTGATAAACTTCCAGCCCTTGCTCCTATGTATCCACCCATTAGGTTATCTCCATATAGCTCATTGTGACTGACAGCTTATCAGCAACGCTACAGTCCACTTTTATAATATCGCCTACGTTCATATTTATTTTTCCTTCGAGTGGCGAAAGCGTAGAGCCAGCAGGGATTGCTACATCTTTAATTAAATGCGCTGTAGTGTTTTGCGTCTGGCTAGTTTGCGTTGTTGTTGTAACAAGCGTTACACTCGCTGTGACTTGAGAAGTGTGGACGTTAGCTAGTGTCATTCCTAACATAACTATCGTGCTACCTGTCTGCACAGTGTAGATAGTTTCGGGCGTACCAGCAGTAGCTGGCGCAACATCCCTTGTAACTAGTTTAAACGTATTTGCCATGTTAGCCTCCTAAAGCTATCGCTAATGCAGTCGCTTCGTCTACGGTTGCTTTCTGCGAAATTGTTGAAATGTTACTTGCTACAATATTGGTGTTGGCAGTGTTGTCAGCAACTGTGGTTATGTTGGCAGAAATAGCAGCCAAAGCATTCATATCACTTACCGCATCAGAAGTGCCAAGAATTGCCATATCAGCAATAGCGTCAGTAGTTCCAAGCAAACCTATTTGTGTAGCCTTACCAGCTACTAATCCTATGTCCGTAGCATCAGCGGCAACGGCACTAATATTACTTGATATTCCAGCGCAAGTAGTTACTGAACTTGCAACTCCAGCAACGGTAGTTACGTTTGTTTTTATTGCAGCCAGTCCAGAAATAGCATCAGTTGATGTTGTACCATCTTCTATGTCTGCAAGGGCAGCAATGTCAGCAGTAACTTGAGCTAATGTCTCAACATCAGCAATTAAAGGGCCAGCCTCTAAATTACCATTTGAAGCATTAAAACCTATAACTCTACCTTTTCTAGCAGCTAATGCTGGCAGTTCTAATGTAGCTGCAGGTTCGTAATCATTTAACTGAAGTGTTCTACCCACCCTATCATTTAAATCAGCAGCTAAAGCTGTTAAAACATCAAGCTGCTCATTCAAAGCAGGTCTACTAATTGCTGCACCTGCACTAAAATCAGAAGTTCGCTCAAGCGGAACATCTCTAACAACGACTACTGAAGAGCCACCTGTTATGCCAGTGACCGCGCTGCCCATAGTTATTGTTCCAGTTGTTCCGCTGCCCCCTGAGATCGAATAGTGAGTTGTAATCGTCTTTAGAGTACCGTCTACATAGATCTTTACTTCATCATCATCAAAGAAATCAAAAGGAACAGCAAAGGCGGTTTGGCTTGCTCCTTGAGCAACCGTATAATTCACCCTTGGGCTGTTATTTGCTATTGCTATGGCCATTTATGCTCCTTACTATACATTTTCTTTAATCTGAATCAATCGATCTGGCAACATTATTAATCATTGCACGAGAATCTTCTTTAAGCCAAAACAGTTCAGAATATGGTAACATTAAATAAAATTCTTTTAATGCACTACCATATTGACCATCGTAAATATCATATAATCCATCACTAAAGTCTTTAATTGTTGAAACACCAGAGCCTAAAATAGTAGTAGCAGCTTCAACATAACCATCTCTACCATAATAAGGCAAATTAACAGCATCATTATCAGGATTGTTAATTCCAGCCTGTGTTAATGCTCGAACAGTATTCATCGCAACATCACCATACACAGCAGAAACACCACTACGCTCAATAGCGGCTAATAATTTCTGATCGTTGGAAAGTTCATCCCAAACATACTCTGGAGTTCGCATGTAAGCCATCATATAACCAATAGCAAGCATCGAAGCAAAACCACCGTATCTATTTTTTATCTGACCTTGAGCCGCAGTGTGTAAAATATTAGTAGAAGCAGACATTGACCAGTTATAAAATTGAAATGGTAATGTCATTACACCACTTTCAAATCTTACATAGCCAGGAAAGTCTTCATCAGGCTTTACATTAGGAAATAGTTTTTTAGCAAAACCTTCTGGTATAAAAACAGAACCATCTGCAAATGAAAAACGAGTTGCAGCAGAAGAACTTATAATTGTGTTATTTATTGTTTGGTTAACAGCAGCCTTAAAAGCTACTGTTGCTTCGTAACTAACACCTTTTTCTGCCCAAGTTTCAATATCACTAATTGTTAATTCACCGTCTTTTATTTCTGTACCTTTAACGATTTCTTTAGCTTTAGCTGGGTCAAGTCCATGTCTATTTAAATATTCAATATCAAATTTAGATGCTGAACCATCACTAACACGCGCAGCTTTTTCCATTATATTGTGAACAGAAAGCATACCAGTAAAAGATTTTAAAAAAACTGTCATTGGCCCAAGACCATTAAGTATAAAGCCAGCGTTTTTAACTGCGTTCCAATGTTTACTGCCAATAGTTGAACCAGATTCTTCTAAAATTTGTCTTTGAACATAGCCTAAAGAAAGTTCGCCAGCCTCACCATATACTCTTTTAGTATTTGCATAATGTTTTCTATATTCTGGATCAGAAAATATACGTCTTAAACCTTTTACCATCGGTCCAAAACTTTGTTCCATTATAATTTTAGGAATATCACCTAAAGCTGTTGGCCCAGCAGAACCTAAATAGTTTAATGAAGTAAATTCTTTTAAAGCTTGAACAGAGCGATTGGTAAGACTTGTAGGGTCACTTATTGAAGTTGCAGTTACACGCCTATAACCAATAGTTAAATTCATTCTTAGCTTATTAGCTTGTTTAATAGACATTCCTGCATCTATTAAATCATCTGTTGCTGTATCAGCTACTTCTTTAAATGTTTTATTACCAAAATTTCTGGCAAAATCTATTCGCGATCCCATTTTTATATTATATTTACGAATAACATCTCTAACATCTGTATTAATAAAATCTACTACCTTGCTATTAGGTATTGTAAAATTTCTACTAGGATAGTGAACACTTCTTCTTGATACTGAAGACGTTCCGTCAGCATCCGAAGTAATTCCTAATATAACATTTTTAACATATTTTTCTTGAGCAGGTATATTTCCTTCAAAATCTTGTACTTCCCAAACACCTCGTCTTGCATTGTATTCAAAACCACTTGGATTTTCGGCTACCCAAGCTAACGCTTCTTTTCTAAAAAGTTGCGGACCTTTTTCATCTATTGCAATAGCAGCAGCATCCCATTCTCTCATAAAATAAGGTTCATTGTTTTTAAAAAGTTGCGGACCTAATGGCTTAGATCGAGGAGCTTCAGCATTTTTTAAACTTTGTTGTAATTCAGAAAGTTGATCGCGCAAATCATCTACTCGACCCTGCCAATGTTTAATTGATTTTTGTTTATTTTGTTCTGCTTGAAAACTTTTTACTTTTTTATTACGCGCTCTTTCTAATTTGCCTAAAGCATAATCTATTTCAAAACCTTTAGCTGATACTCTTTGAGTTAAAAATTGTGAAGAACCAAGAACGCCAGTTTCTAAACCTTCATCTTCCATTTTTTTAAAATATTTAAATACAACTTCTAAAGCCTCTGTTTCTTTTGGTGAAAAATTCTTTTGACCACGCAAAGCTCTTTCAGTTAAACCATTAACCCAATCATCTAAAGTAATACTAGTGCCACGCAACGCGCCTCTTGTTTCTGGAAAAAATTCTGTTTGAACTAAATTGTGTTCTTGTTGCCAAAGCTTAATTATAGATCTTTCAAAATTCCAAACGTCTGCTTTTCTCAAATTATTTAATATTGCAACACTTGGCTTCATTGATAAACCAAATTTTTGACCTGTTAAAAGTAATGAAGAATCATTAACAAGATCTAAAGCTGTTCTATGAAAATTATTTAATGCTGTTTTATATTTTAAAGAATCTGTTTTTTTAGCTTTTGTTCTTAAAATAGTTTTAATTGGCGTTGGCATTATATCTATACTATCATACCAGCTACTTGCTAAACTATATGGGTTGTCTATTTGAGAAAGACCCTGATCAAACCTGCGAAGATTTAATTCTTGATTTAATTGATCAACCCGTCCTGTTAGACCTTCAATTTCATCCAGAATAGTTAAAACTCCGTCTTGATTAAAATCTTTTGGGCCATTACCACGCATTACTTTTTCAACAAATTCTCTTAAACCTTGCGCTTTATTAAATGTTGCAACAGCTTCTGCTCTTAAATCTAAATCTCTTTCATTTTTAAACTTACGTTTTTGTGCAGATAATCTTGGAAGATCTTTTTCAATTTTTAACCAGTTTTCTTGTTCTCTTATTGATTGAGAATGACGGTTTAATGCTCGATGGCTAGTATCAAAACCATTTGTAATAGCGTTAACGCCTATTTTAACGCCACTTCCAAAGAAAAACCCTAACGCTGTATTAGAAGCAACATAAACACCACCCTCAACAGGATCATAGTTGTCATATACAATGCCTCTAGGTATTTCTTCTGCCATAGAAATTGCGCCAGCAGTAATTCCAAAGTTAAAACCGCCTCCTAAAACAGTAGGAGCTTTTACTGCTCGAAAAATAGGTACATAAGTAGTTGGGTTTAAAAAGGACGCTTTTATATGCTGACCCATTGTTGCCTGTTGAAAAACATTTCTGTCTTTTATATCTTTTAAATGCAATTCTTTTTTTAAATCATATAACTGTTTTGTATTTGTAAGTTCTAAGTCTCCCGCTATTGCTTCAAAAGCAGGGTTGTCTATTGTTCTATCAAAAGTTTCTCTTTCAGAAAAAAAATCAGCAGCATACGCTGGTAACGCCAAAAGCGGATCTTTAAAATAACTTATTTGAGAATACGCTGTTTCTAAAGTAGATACTTTTGTTTGTAAGTTTCCACTTCTTACTGGAGAAAAAGAAAACCCATCACTCATTTATAATTCCTTCTGGAATTGGACCAGTTGCAGCACCTAACATTTGTATAATAAATGGCGCTCTTTCCGAGCGTTCTTTTTCTAGTTTTTCAGCATATGCTACTAAACCTTCTTTTACCCAAGGTGTGTTTTTAGTAAATGTAGTATTAGGAATAGGTCTTACATAACCAGCTTCATTTACAATTTCATAAAGCATATACTCAGGATTTTCTGCACTTGATTGTAAAGTTGGCCCATAAATAACTCTGTTTTGAGTTCTTAACTTTGATATTTCATCTGTAAGATTGCTTTTAGTATCTTTAATAAGTTGACCAAAAGATGTGCCACCAGCAATATCCTCAACAGCTACAGTTGCATCAACATCAAAATATCTATTCCCACCAAGTTTAGGAATATACATTGCTATTGCATGTTCAATACCTTCCATTTGTTTGCCAGTTCCGTAATCATTTGGTGCAATAGAAGAACCTGTGTAAACAGAATATAAATTTGCATTTTCAGTTTCAAATCTTTGTTTAATAATATTTTTTAATGCGTCTTTAGTGCCTTGTTCATAATATGGAGCCATTGCTCTTACTATAGGAACAAATTCATCGTGCAATGGACTTGGCAATGCACTTATTTTATTTAACAATGCAGTAGGTGAAATAAATCCTGTGTAATCTTTAAAATCTTCTTGATTTAATTTTTGTTTATTAAGCTGCAAAATCCCATAAATTTCTGTATCTCGCGATTTTTCGCGTAATATAGAATATATATCAAAAGCAGTAATTAATTCTGCTGCCTGATCATTGCCTAATAATTTATAAAACGATGTATTAAAAGTAATACGACCACTAGCTGATTGTTTTATTGCTAATTCTCTAAAATTCATAAAAAGAGCTTGAGTTTGAGAAGGATTTAAATTTCCTTGCATAAAAGCATCTATTGATGTTTGAAAAATTTTAGGAATATTTGCTCCGTCTGCATTTGCCATAAAATCTAAAACGGCTCTATCAACACCAGTTAATTCTTCTAATGGTGTGTGAAACAATTCATTGTTAAGAGGCTGTCCAAACTGACGCTCATAAAGATTCATAAGTTTATTTTTACCGTCTGCTGTGTAAAAATCATCATTATGAATACCATGCTGCAACGATTTAAAATCTTGAGTTAATTTAAATTTTGTTTGATCTGCTTCATATGTTTGCTTTGCTTGTTTAAAAGCATTTTGTAATTGTTTATAAACTTCTTCCTGATCACCTTTAAATTTGATACCAGAAACAGTTGTAGCTTCATTCATAATAGTTTGAATTTTTCTAACTAATGTTTTGTGTGCTGCTACTCTAGGAGTTTGTGACTCTATTGCTGGATTAAAATAAGACGTTGCTGTTTGCAATAAATCAAGTTGTTCTTGAGTTGCAGGACCATCAATTATATTAGCTATCTGATCTTTAACAGACATATTTACAGCTTTTTGAACTTCAATTTTTAACGTTTCTTGATCAACATTAAATTGTTTTGCATTAGTTTTAAGTAAAGATAGTGTATTAATAAGATTACTAGAATTAGTATTCATTACTATATTGTGAGCGTTTACTTGAAACTCATTTGTATTTTCTTCTTTTCTTTTAGTTTGTATTGTTTTGTTTATTTCTTTAATTCCACTAGCCAACTGTCCTTGATTTTTTGGCAAAACATTAGGAAACGCTTTTATTAAACTTTCTAATCTTGATTCTATTCCTGTTGATGTAGAATTATTATTTTGTGCAAATATTGTAAGTTGCAGTATTGCTTCTGTTAAAGATGTTTTTTCTTGTATTTGATTTTTATCGTATTCTTTTTTATTTAACTGATCGACAGATGAAGCAATTTTTGCAAGTTTTTCCGAATTGCTAGAGTCACCAATTTTCATAAGTAAATTATATTTAAGAGGCTTCATTACTGATCTTAATAATTTATAATCCCCACGACCTAAAATAAATTTTATTTCTTCAGCATTTTTAATACCGTCAGGCGTTCTCATTAAATCTTCTATTAAACCTTCAACAATACTGTCTTTGGCTTTTTCTATAACAGACATCAAGGCACTATGTTTTTCTTTTCCAACAGAAACAACAGAAGAATCTAATCCTTCTGGCGAACTATTTAATTGTTGAATTGCTTTAGAAATTGTAGCAGCGTTGGCTGTTGCGCCTAAATCCCTAAAATATTCATCGTTAACTTGATTTTGTAATTGTAAAGTATAAGTCTCAATAGAATTTTCTTTATTTGTTTGTCTTTCATTTCGCATATTTTTTAATGCTTCAGAAAGTCTTTCTGTTCTTGCAGTTATATCTGCAGTTATAATTGCTCCTGTTTTTTTTGCATTTTCAAAACTTTGCACATTATCACCTGCAAGTTTTTGCATTAATGCTGGGTTATTAGGGCCAAATATATTTTTAATAGACTTAATTGAATCTCTTACATCAAGAGGTAATGTTCTTAAAAGAGTTTGATTACCCATGCTTGAAAAATATTGGAATATTGTTTCAGCATGTACTGCATTTTTTGGGTCTTGTAAGATTGCATCTAACGCACCCTTAGCCATAAAAGAAGACATACCTTCTAATACTTCTTTTTCTTCTTCATCATCAGTTATTTTTATGGCTTTAAATGTGTTTAGATTAGTAAACATTTCTTCTTGATCTAAACCAGCATCAACAAAGTTGCCATTAAATCCATGATTGTAAGCAGCTTGATTAGCTTTAGAAATTAATTGATCTTTTATTTCTGCATTTTCGTTTTGGATTCTTTGTATTCTAGCAACATCTAATTCTGTTCTTGAAACTTCTAAATATTGTGTGCCTTGATCAATAATAAACTGTTTATAATAACCACTAGAGTCACCAGCTAAACCTTCTAAATAATTTTTGTATTCATCTACAAAAAGCTCTGGAGCATTTTTCTCAGGTTTAACTGTTTCTTTAATTTCATCAGCTTTTGATGCCATTTTAGTTTGCATTGCAGTTTTAAATCTAAGTAAAACAGCATCTTCAAAAGCCTCTTGACCAAGAGTTCCCAAACCTAAAGTTGACAATTTGTCGATTGCTACTGGCAATTGACTATTAGGGTTGAATCTTGTAATAGAAGTAAGGCTTAAATCAGCAGCCGCTGACTTGCCACTTTCCTGAGCCTGATCATTAGCTATTTCTAACGCTCTTGAACGAAAACTATTAGCAGCATTAACAATAACATCTCCAACAGGATTTGCTGAAGAACTTGATGTATTAATTTTAATATTACCAAGTAATGATTTTCTTTCTACTCTTTTAATACTCATGCTGATGGATCTCTTAATAATGTTTGATCTTTACGAGACGCATATGTTCCATATTTTGTTATGTTAGCTTTGTATTCAACATAAGCACTACCAGCACCTAATAAACCAGCTAATAAAGCCTCTTTACCTTTTCGTTTAGTAGCAGCCGCTTCCTGTTTATAACCTAATTGATTAATGTATGTCATAAAATCAATATCCATTATTGTTGACTCTGCTTTATCTCGATCAGTTTTAAATGCAGCTTTTAAATCAGGAGTTATTTTTCTATTAAGTTTAGTCATTGTAAAAGCTAAATTGCTTTTCATAAGTTCTTCAAAGTCTTCTCTAATTAATCTTGACTCTCTTAACCCAACAGCTTTTTGCATAACTTGCTCAGTGCCAACATTAAAAGCCTTAAGCCTATTTTCATTTTTAGCAGCTATTCCTTGAATAAGTGAAGTAACACCATTCATAATTCCGCTTACAACTAATGGGTCCATTAGACAATTAACTCCGCTACTAGACCATTAACCTGCATGGGTAATGGATCGTTTTGTTCAATAGTTATTTGTGGGTTTCTTTCGTACCCCAAAGATCTAAACTCTCTTTTGCCAGTAAAACTTTCTTCAACAATAAATGGTTTACTGTTTACTTTAGCTGATCGAGTATCTCTAAAATCTACAACTATGTTTGTTATACCTCGCGTTTCTCCTGTTGCTGGTCCTGCGCCAAGAGTAGCGTCAACAGGATTTGTAATGATTTTAGAATCAAACTTTTTACCAACATAAACGTGCGTATAACCTGCATGATTAGTTAAATCTACTTTATTAGCAGAGTTAACAGTAAATGAACCTAATGAATCAATATCAGTACCATCGAAGCCAAGCACATCCACAACATCATTATGAGTATACAAAGGGCTTACAGTAGCTAAACTAGACGATACAGAAACATATACATAAAAATCTAAACCAATGTTTTCCCTTAACTCACATAATTGCAATTTGTTTTCACTATCATAAGCATTTACAAAGATTCTATCTTCAATAGCTACAACAGATGAAAACAGACCGTTCGTTGTAAATGTTGTCCATGCTGCGCGTTTCTCAACTCTGTTCGAAGAAAACACAGCGAGGTCGCCGTTTGTCAAAGTCATTGCCGCATATGAATCTGGTAAATTAAATGTGCTGTGAGATACTGCTAAATACTTAGGAGGACTCTCAAAGATGTCACTAGCTATTGTTGACACAGGAACAGAAGTATAAGCATCTTCTGAGTCAGTATAAATATATTCTCTTATAATCCTGCCATTTGACTGAGCAAATATAGTTGCACCATCAACAGACACTGGGGTTACGAATGAAGTGCCATAAGGTGTTTGCTGTCTTATTTGTGCATTAGTTGGAGTGGTGGCTTGATTTAAATAAGTAGGAACATACAGTTCAGCACTGTTAGTAAACACTTGAAGGTCTCTATTAGAAACTAAATATCGTATTTCATTTACCCTACCAGTTGCAGCAGTTAAAACAATAGCATCTGTATCAGCACCTTCATCTACATCATGATTAAAATACTCGCCAATCTTAGACATAAAAATTGTATCTGGTTCAGCAAGAGTTCCACCAAAAACTAATCTGTTTTCGTGAAAAGCAACAGCCGCTGGATATCCTCTTATTTCAGAAAAAGCTTGTTCATCCCATGAGTTAGTAGAACCAGCCGCTTGAATTACAACTCTACCGCCACCATCTTCTGATGAAGTAGCTGATGCACTTGCTGTTATAGTATAAGTATTTTCATCAATTACATCTCCAACAGTTCTTGTACCTTGTAAATTTGCTGAAGAAATACCACCAGTTGCTGCCGCAGTATCAAGTTGAAAAGATTCATTACCACCATAACCGTGATTTATATGAGTTACCTCAACAACATTTGATCCTTCTCTTGTTCGAAGTGGATTTAAAACAGACAAACGAACAGTTAATGAATCAACAATAGTTCCAGTAACTGCTTGTGAATTTGTAAAACCAGTTATATTAATTTCATTGCCTTGATATCTTATTTTTGTTCCAACATGTGCTGATGTAAAATAAGCTGCATTGGTGCTTAAAGTAACACTGCTAGTAAAACTACTTGCTGTTAATTGTATGCTTTTATCGTGAAAGCTACTGTATGGTTGGAAAGTTTTTTTTGCATCTTGTCGAGTATCAAAAGAATATGTCTGAACTTCAAAGGCAGTTAAGCTTGTTCTTATTAATAATCTCGGCATAAACAAAGGATGGCATATCCACATTACATCGCCAGATTGAGCAAATGTATATTGCTGTAAATAGTCTCTATCAAACGGTAAAGCAGCACTGCTTGTATCAGCGGTAATTGTTGCAACTAAAGTAACGGTAGTTGCATCTACAACACGAAAACATCTTACTTTCTGATGCTCTACAGAAATAATATACTCTTCGTTATTATCAAAAATAAACGGCATAAGGTGTGATTGTTCTGGATAGGAAGAATTATATGTTAAAGAGTAATCATATATATGCTTCATGCCGAATCGTTTTTTAACACCACCTTCAGCCATTACTACCATATTCTGCAATGATTGTGCTGACCCTGCATACACAGGGCTATCTGTTCGCATTGTTAGAGAAGCACTCGCTTCACCATACTGAAAGCTGTTTTGTGCAACTCTTACTTTTTGCATTAACTACGCCTTTGTGCAATCAATCGTGATGTGTTTAACTTTATAGTTGTTTGTTGTTGTGAGTCTAGTCTTCTTGCCTGAGCCATGTACATCATTGATTTCTGTTCCATTAACTCAGCAAGTTGAGCATCTCTAGCTAAAGAGATGGCAAAAGCTCCTGCAATCATGTGCTGTAAAGCAATAGTAAAATATGATGGAAAATCGTTTTCTAATGCTCTGTAATTATAATCAGCAACAACCTCATCTGCTGATGCAGCATTGCAAAATACTTTATCACCATAAGTATTATATTTAATTACATTATCATTAACTGTTAAAGCATGAACCATTAAGGATGTAGTTGGTAACTGATATGCAGCTTCCCATCTGCCTGTTGGTTGGCTTGTTAATCTGTTTAATATTGCTTGGTCTGAAGCAAAACGCCATCTAGTATTTGTTAATGCCGTTCTAACAATATCTTCATAAACTGCATTGGCTACTTCTGACTCTGTTGTTCCATCGGTAAATGATTGTATTTCATTACCACCAATAAGAATCGAAGCCCTTGAGCATATTTTTATAGCTGTATCTGCAACTGTTGGCATAGAAAGTTGGGGGCCGAAGCCCCCATCCCCTTAGTCGGTATCAGTTTCTACTACTGCAGTACCATCAGATACGTCAACGACAGTACCAGTATTTGATAAAACAGTACAAAAACTTGTTGTTGGTGCGTTTGTATCACGAACAATTATTAAATCACGAACAGCAAGCATATTAGCTGCACCGTTAAAATAACCAGCCGTGTTTACAGCAGCAATTGCATCAGCCGCTGTATACATCCACAGATTTCCATTAGTGTCACCACCAATACGAGTTAGTCCACTTGAAGCAAAAGCCATTTTCTAACCCTCCTAGTTATTATCTAATAGTTCATAGACACCTTCGTTATCAATAACGACGGAACCCATAGACATCATAGATGTGGTTAAGTGTGAAACTTTTTCAGCAATGTAATTAACTTCTGTTGTTACATCAGAATTAATTCCAAGCCCAATAGCGGTTGTGTGATAAACAAAGTTCTTACCACCAGCTACAGCAGATGTTGAAAAGATCTTGAAGCCCAAGAACTCTTTCATTGTCATGCCGCCAGCAAAAGGTAAGTTTTGATCACCAACAAAATCACTTGAAGCAAATTCGTTTATAGCAAACAAATCAGCAAACCCAGCAGGAGACATTGCGATATAACGCTGTCCGTCTTCTGGAAGATCTGCATTGCCCATTGTTTCAAAAGTTGACAATAGATCTGCTTTTTCAACAGCAGATGATGTATCGTGAAGCTGAGTTGAATTAGCACCAGCATCCATAGCTGTTGTGATAATCTCGTCAGTTTTACGACCCAACGCAGCAGCAGCAGATTGAGCAACAGCCTGACGTTCGTTGATATTAATTTTCAACTCATCAAGTTTGTCAATATACTCTGGTGCATAGTAGTCAGCCATAGTGACTTCTACGTTAGTGTGCGCAAGCTCCATTGGAGTTACGTTACCATTTCTGGATTTTGTATTTGCTGTGCCTTTTCCAATTACTTGGAATCTTGCAGTCGAGCCAGTAACATTCGTAGTTCGTACTGTGTTCCGTAGTTTAGAACCCATACGCTGATACGCCATGTGTACTTCTGTCTCGAACTGTTTGATAAAGGCTTGATCGATTGTATTAGCCATTTTTTCAGTCCTAAATTGAAGTTTCTGGTTGCGACGAGTATCCGATTTTCGACTTCAACTTGGGTGTCCTTATGGGCCAATCAGTGTATTACGGGTCGTTGTGGTTCATCATAAACACAATTCTTATCTAAATTACAATAAATAAATTCATAATATTTATTTTCACCAACAGCAAAAACACCAACTGTTTCAAAGCCAAGCCATTTTGCCCACTTAATCATGCCCTCATAATCAGCAAGAATTGTCATACTTACTCTAGGATGATAACTAGTTAAGTACTCAAGAAGCATTTTTGATCCCCTTGCAAGAAGCATGTAATTATCAAAAGCCTGATTAGAAAACATTGCAAACATTTGAGGTGTGTCTTGATCTTCATTAAAGAAAAGGCCGCCCGTCATAATGATTGGGCCGCCTTCTTTTTTAACTACATATGCTTGAGCCTCATGATACATCTTGGTTAATGCTTCATTAATTGAAGGATAACCTAGTAATTTTAACTCACGCCTATTTTCTTTTGAAAGATTATTCTCAATCTCTTCAATGTGATAAGAGTGTAAACAAGTAAGATAATAATCCCCTCGTTTAATTATTCTTGGTTCACTTGTAGATTTGTTGATATCCTTCTGTGACTTGTTTGATAAAGTGTGGGTCTCTGTCTTTCCAGTATCTTGGGTCATTCATCATCTCCCTCAATTCTTGCTCAGTTGGACCAGCAGAAGGTTGACCACTTTCAGAAAAAGAACCATCCTTCATTTTTTCCATAATTGTTTCCATAACCATTACACCATCAGCAGTTTGAAAAAGTCTTTCTATTGCTGGTAATTGTTCTTCTGTAAACATCTTGTGAGCAAACATTGAAGCAGCTTCTACTCTAGCATTTGCATTGTCACCAAGCTTTGCTTCTTCTGCATCTATATCTGGTGCATTTGACATCATAGCATCAGCATAAACATTTATACCTTTTTCAAACTCTTCCTGACTAAAACCATTTTCAAAAGAATGATTAGCCCACCATTGAAATAACTCGTTATCATTAGCAGATTCAGAATCAACATTGTCTGGTATTTGATAATCACCAACAGTTTCTGGTCTTTCGCTAAAAGCTTCAGTTTGTATTTCTTCTATAATGCTATTTCTAATATCTTCTTCTTTAGACCCTAGCTTTGATTCAAGTTCTTTGTAAGCCTTAGCTAGATCTTCGCCTGAGTTGTATTTCTCTGGCAACCATTCTGGTCGATCACTTGTTGTTTCTGTTGTTTGCACATCAGCCTCTGTGACAAAATCTCTTCCATCAGCTTGTGCTACTTCAACTGCTTCTTCCGTACTCATATGTTTTTACTCCTATGTGCATGTTGAATCCTTTGTTCGAGTAGGCCAACAATATATCTTTGCCCCTCGATATGACGTAATTGTTCTGTAGAAACATTAGGGCCATGAACCAATTCAATAGTTATTGATCTTAAATATTTAATAACCTCTGCACCTGTTGGTGTTTTAAATACTTCGGCAACATTCTGACTTATCTGCCGTTCTGTTTGCTCATTACGTTGAACCCCATCTATCCCTAAAGACGGTAGTTTTTTAGTTTGCAACTTGTCCTCCCTGCTCTTCCATTTGACCTTCTTGTGCTTGTGCAGCCATTTGCTGCATCATTTCTGTTATCTGTCTTCTTTGCGCTTCATCGCGAACTAAACTATCGGGAACACTAAACTTCTTAGCTAGATAAACAGCAACTTCTTCTGGGTTAATAATAACAGGCGTTAGCTGTGGGCCAAAAGTAGTTTGAACCATTTCTAAAAATCTACCAACAGTAGCTATATCTTGATTGTTTTGCGCTTGCGCTAATGGAGAAACAGACCTTATTTTTACTTCTCTACCATTTATTGTTGGTATTTCAATACGACCTTGTTTTTTTAGAATATAAATTACTCTTTGCAAAACAGGCTGAACTAATTCAGCTTGTAGCCTTCCGAATGCTGCACCCATACGCCTTGATAAATCTGCCATTCTTTCAGCTACTTCAGTTGCTGACGCAGGTGTTTTGTTAGGGTCGCCTAACATTTGATTATACAGCGCTTCTTTAATATTTGTTCTCATTTCAGAAAGAATAAGCTGAGAAACATTAAAGTTTCCTGCTGGTGTTATTGGTGTTAAACCTGCTGATCCCATAGCTTTAGGAATTATAGTCCCTGGAACAAGATTTATTGTATCTGGATTTACAACGCCATCATCTTCCATTTGGTAAATACCAGCCATAGCCATTTGAGCGTTTTCTAAAATCATCTCAACAGTTATATTGCATGTTTTAATAGCTGCTAGTGCATTAATTAATGGGCCTCTACCGTATACTTCTCCAGAAGAAGGACTCCATCTGAAACAAACAAATGGATTTGACCCAACGCCACTCATAGTTTTTTCATGCAAAATAGTATCAGTCTTCATGCAAATAGCATAATGATAAAAAGCATCTTGGTTTTTCTTGCTATAGTCTTTGCAAACTATTTCCAAAACAGTAGTTTCTTTATCAGATCCCATATTGTTTTGTACTTTTTGATCAAACTCTTTATCAGGATATAAAAGACTTAAGTCATCAAAACGAATATTTTTTCTTTCTCTAAAGATGTGATCTATCTCACCTTTAGGACCAGTATCTAAAACAACTTGAGGTAAAGGTATTGCTCGAAAATTTACTGGATTAATTGAATCCCCCTCTTCAACACAAAGCACACCTGTTCCAACAGCAAGGTCCATAAATGATTCATGAACTTCTTGA